ATTTCACCTGCAATAGATGCATAAGCAGCTAGGTCTACATAGCTGTCTTTTTTATGTGCATGCATTAGTCTCGCCACTTTTACCAATGCCATACACATCGCCGCATCGTGGGGGGTTATATCTGTGCGGAGGAAAATAGACCACAACGCAGCGATGTTCCTATGATTAGTAACTTTATCACCATAATCACTATGGCGCTTGCCACCAATTAATTTCTGTGCTTCTTTTAAAAGTTCTTCTGAGATCATTTAAAAAATTTCTTTAAATTCTCTTGTAGATTCTGATTCAATAACGTGTAAAGATTTTTTTGCCCTAGTGACTCCCACATAAAACACTCGCCTTTCATCATCTTGTTGTACAAAATAATTATCATCCACTTTTTTAGGTAGGTCAGTCAATAACATAACATGATCCGCTTCGCCACCCTTTGCTGCGTGGATCGTAGATAATTTTATATTTTTAGATACATTAAAATCTTGTTGTCTTTGTAATGCGGCCGTAATGTAGGCTTGTTGAGATTCCGGAATGTTGTCTAAAGCTACGTGCCATTCTCTTGCGATGTGCACATTTAACCCGTGAAACATGACTAATGCCTCATGGTCATATTCTTTTTCTTCGTCCGCAGCTTTTAGATCCTTATATCCGTGGGCAATATGATTATTTCCAGACATATAATAATACATATCTTTCAATACTTTAAAGGGAATTGATCCACCTTCTTGTAAAGTTTTCCATCCAATTATAGCATTCAACATTTTCTCAGACACAGAGGATCGATTATATCTTTCAAAAAATAACCCTCTTATTCTTAGTTCTTCTGCAAGTTGATCTAAGAAATAGTTAGCGCGACCTAATATTAGCCACGTTCCTTGAGTTAAATCCATCTGAGAATTTAACCTTGTTCTATGATATTTTAATTCTCCTTCATACTCCCGTGGCTTCCATTCTTTTTCCACCCGATCCTTTACAGGAGTAATGATTTGATGGGCTATGGTATGAACTTTCCTGGGAATCCTATAGGATTGATTTAAAATCTCTCTTTTAGGAACCGCATTTGACCTACCTATTTTACCTAAACGGCCAATGTCAGCTCCAGCCCAATTAAAAATTGCCTGATCATCATCACCCGCGATGTAAGCTCGTTCAGCTTTTCGGATAAGCTGCTCCACCATCTGCCATTGAATTAAACTTAAGTCCTGGGCCTCATCAACAATTACAACATCCAATTTAGGGGCATCATTTTTTTTAATGAACTCCAATATCATATCGGTGTAATCAAAAAGATTACGTTTCTTTTTGAATTTTGTCAGCCCCTTATCCACGTAATTTAATTTATCAAATCCTCCATCAATGTGATAACCGCAATTAGAGAACCGATTCATTAAAGATGTCCCTGTTATTTTTGATTTATCAATTAGGTTAATGTAAATGTCTTTAGGAATTGATACTCCCAATTCATCAACAGACTTATTAGGATTATATAATTTTAATTGCAACCAATCAGAAACTTCCTGGTACTGGTTATCCCCCATCACGTCCGAAGGCTTTAAATTTAAATGCTGGTAAGCTAGGCTATGCAGCGTTCTAAAATAAGTAAAATCTTTTTTTTCTAAATTAAATTTTTTCATCGCACGAGTAACTGCTTCGCGTGCCGCTTTTTTTGTAAAAGCAAAGTATCCTATGCGATCAATGGAAGTGCCACTGTTTAATTCTTCTTCTACGATATTAAGTAGGCGTGTAGTTTTACCGGTTCCAGGCGGTCCGAATATCGTTATAATTTTTTCTCCGTGTCTATCGTTTAATATCATTTTCTTTTATTACATTTTCCATTAACAATAAATTTAACTTGATCATTTTAAGATCATTAATTAACATTCGCCTCGTTAATTTTAATTTTTTATTCTCCGCTTTCTTAGTCAGTTGAGCGGAAATTGTAAGCGTTTCCTTAATCAGTTTTTTCATCTTCATCCTTGATGTAAGTTTTAAGAATTGATTGTCCTAAATAATAGGGGATATGAGGAATTAAACTATTCCCTAAACATTTAAGTCGGTCCACTCGCTTGGGTACCCCATGAGCCACTCGACCCACGTCGGGTTCAAAGCTCCACCACCCTTGATCCACTTCTCCTTGTCGCTCTTCGCCACTTTCTGTGGCAGTAGATTCCGATCCGAATTGACCACGGCTTTCCCGCTGTCTTTCCAATCCCTCGACATTGGCGTCGGCCATGTTTGGTGAGGCTTCTCGCTTCGGCTGTCCGTCACGGCTGCCGGAAGACTCCATCCGTGGGTTCCCTTGATCTGACTCGGAGCCGGCTGTTCGTAGTACCCCATCCTCTTCGTCGCTCTTGGTGTCGGCCACAGCTTCACGGCTGCCGGCAACATTATTTGATATCCCTTCTCCTTGACCCATCTCGCGTATCTCCCGTCGTCGTTCACGTCCTGCTTGTGCATGCCCTTTGAGGGAGTCGGCCACATCTGAACTGCGTGTCGAAGTGCGAATTGAAGATTGATTCCCTTCTTCTTTTTTTTCTCTGACCTTTTTTTCCAATTCTCTATCATCTCCGTATTGTTGTGAAGGTGGTCTGCTTTGTTTGGTGTCGGCCACATCGCTACTGACTCCTCCAACTTTGCTCCCAAGAATCCTTTCTTGTCCACTCTTCTCTTTAGATTCTCTGATTTCTCCGCCATCGCTGCCGAAGCTCTCGGTGTTGGCCACAGTACTGCTCCCCTCAGATTTCCTTTCGCTACATCGTGGGGAATTCCCTTCTCGTTCTTTTTCATATGGGCTGAGTACTGATCCGATGTTTTCGGTGTTGGCCACATCTCCGTTGTTGGTTTGCCGTACTGTACTTGTTCGGCTAGATTCCCCGGGGGCACTGTCGTTCTCCCCACGCTCTCGCGGTACTTCTTTCTCTTCTCCATCGACTCTTTGCTCCTTGTTGAAATTGTCGTCGCGCTCGGAGTGAGCCACAATCCAGATTCTCTCTCTTTTGTGGTTGGCACCGACGCTACTAGCGCTAACACTAAACGTCCTTGCGGAGTAACCTTGATCCGCCAAGTTCTGTAGTACGGTGTCGAGACCGAGTTTAATGTGGCCAGGAACGTTTTCTCCAACAACCCAAGTCGGCCGGAGCTCTTTGATAATTCTAAACATTTCCGGCCAGAGGTGTCTCGGATCTTGCTCACCGGTCCTAAGGCCGGCGTAGCTGAACGGCTGGCATGGGTAACCTCCCGTGACGATGTGGATTGGAAGAAGTCCGTCTGCTTTAAGTTTTTCATAATTAAGCTCCTTTATATCTTCATACTGTTTAACATATGGCCAATGTTTTTGCAGGACCTTTCTTGGATATTCTTCAATATCGCAGAACGCCACTGTTTCAAAGCCACCGGTGGCCTCAAGCCCCAAGCTGAAGCCTCCAATTCCAGAGAAGAGATCTAAATGTCTAAATTTATTTTTTATCAAGATGTCCCGTCGCATTCGGATGACTCCAGTAATCCTTTCGTGTGTAACTATAAAATACATAACAGTTATCACAGTAGAAATGATCTTTGGGATCTTCAGTGGTTGCATCCTTCTCACAAAGATGTCCCTTGCATTTATTTTTTGGTTGTACATTCGTAATTTTATTTTCTTCCAGTATTGTCATCACTTCCTCTGTTTTCATTTAAAACGGAATCTCATCCTCGTTATCTTTAGGCAGCTTTAATTCCTCTTTTGGTTTTTCCAATTCCTGAATCCACCACACTCTTCTGTTCTTTCCCCTTATTCGACGAACAACATTAGGGGGATCTAGTTCTTTTCCATCCGCATCCACGGGAGAATTGTTTCGCTGCCGGATCCTGGCGCCGATGCGCGTCGGATCAAATCCTTTGAATCTTTTCTTCTCTAAATATTCCTCAAGCTTGGCCATAAGAAAATATGTTTTGCCGTTCTCCGTAAATGATTTTCCCAGGCGAAGCTCATCCATATTCACTCCCTCCCCCTGGTCAAGGATGAAGGATTCCAGGTGCTGATCAAACCGTCCCTCGATGCGTACGTCGTCCGGCATTTCAATGACTTCAACGCTCTCGATTAATTCTTTAATGACTTTGAGCCAGTCCCCACGGCTCACGGTATTAATAACAATGTTCTGTTGGTCGATGCACGCAAGAATGAATTCATTTTGATTATAAAGCTGTCGAGTTGATAAGCTGACAATATTTCCATCCACACTGATAAACCATACGGAATTATCTGATTGATATTTTTGTAAATTAGAAAACTTATGCGCGTACTCATCGCCAATCCCGTACTTTCTTTGTCGACATACACGTGAATTACAAACCGCACACATAGGTTGATCTTTACATTTGTATTGGTAATCATTCTTGTTATGCTGATTAATAATTTTTTGAACTTGTTTGTACTCTAAGCTTGGCTGCAAATGATCATGATTAAATGCGGATACTTTATCCTCCCATCCTTGCTCCCATTTCTTTTTTGCATATACTGCATAGTGGTACAGAGTATTATCTCTTCCTCCCTCTCCTATTCCCTGATCCATTAGAGTTTGCAGACAAGGGGGACCATCAGCTAACTCTTTGGAATAAACATTTTCAATTTTTT